CGTATGCGTATGCGAGGAAGAACCTCGAAGACTTCGCGATCTACGCAAACCACCCCGACGTCGATTTGCTGCTCGACTGCGGTGCGTTCACCGCAAAGAACGCCGGTGAAACAATCCGCCTCGACGACTACTGCGAGTTCCTTGATGCGTGGGGCGACAAAATCTTCCGCTATCTCGCCCTCGACGTGGTGGGCGACCCAAAGGCAACAGACGCAAACCTCAAGGAAATGCTGCGAGCGGGCTACAAGCCTGTTCCCGTTCACGTCCTTGGCGACGACCAGCGTCGCATGGACGAGCTTTTTGAAGTGAGCGACTACGTAGCCTGCGCCGGGCTTCGAAGACCGCACAAGGGCGGCGCGCCGAAAGAGTACGTCGCCGCAAAGATGAAGTGGGCCGCAGGGCGGCCTGTTCACTGGCTGGGCTATGTTCGAGAACCAATGATCGCTGCGTTTCGTCCTTACAGTTGCGACTCAAACAGTTGGTCGAGCGGCCATATGTACGGCAACATGAGGCTCTACTTTGGGCGCGGCCGCTGGGACAGTTTTTTCTTCAACACACGCAATCGGCTCTATGACAACCGCGAAGCCTTTGGATTGGTGTCTCGTCTTGGTTTCTCCAAGCAGCAAGTCGAAGACCCGTTGTGCTGGCGCATGTCTCGGAGGCATGGGTATCACGACGACCGCTTCCTGCCCTTGATGGCGACTACCGACAGTTGGGTTCGGTACGTGATCGACGTGCAAAAAAGGTTCAACACTCGCATCTTCCTTGCCACCGGCCTCGCCGCAGCCACCAAGGTTCTTACCGCAGCCATCGACCGCCATGCCGACAAGCTCTATTTGGATCCGCTTCCAGTTTGAGGCGTTCCATCGCTGGAAGGACGCTCCCGACGAGGTGGCGTTCCTCCGCGACAGGCACCGCCACCTGTTCCACGTTCGCGTGGAGTGGTGGGTGCTGCACGCGGACCGCGACCGCGAGTTCTTCATCGAACAACGCAAGGCCCAGCGGGCAGTCGAACGGCTACGGCTGGAGTCGGATTCCGAGGAGTGGTCGTGCGAAACGTGGGCCGCACGCATCGGCGAGGCGGTCGGAGCCAGCCGCGTCGAGGTGTCCGAGGACGGCGAGAACGGAGCGACCGTGTGCTTGCCGTAGTCCTCTACCTCGCCGCCGCCTGCGGAGCGAACGTCGCCGTGACATTGTTCGGGTACGCTGCCTTGCCGTACACCGCCGCCCTGCTCATCCCGTTTGACCTCACGGCCCGCGACGTGCTGCACGACCGCTGGCACGGCAACTGGCTTGCCGTCCGCATGGCCGCGCTCGTCTGCACCGGGTCGCTGCTCGCGTGGGCCTGCTGCAACGGATCGCCTGCGGTTTGCGTTGCGTCGGCTGTTTCGTTTTGCATCGCGGGGGCGACCGATGCAGTGACCTACGCGGCCCTCGCATCATCCCCGCGGCACGTCCGCATGAACGCAAGCAACCTTGCGTCCTCCGTAGCCGACAGCATCGCGTTCCCGCTTGTGGCGTTTGGTACGGTTTCGGCATCGCTCGCCTCTACGCAGGTCGCGTTGAAGGTAGCGGGCGGCGTCGCATGGGTTGCCGTGTTTCTTTGGATGACGAGAAGGGCCGCATGACAATCACCAAGCACTTCAAGTTCTACGCCGCCCACCGCAACGAGGAGATCGGCGGCAAGTGTGCGTCGATCCACGGCCACCGCTACGGCGTCGCGGTGACAGTGTCGGAACCCCGCAACGGCAGCATCACAATGCTTTTTGAGGACATCGAAAAGCACGTCAAGCCGTTCATCGACCGCCTCGACCACTCGCTCCTGCTGCACGCCAGCGACCCCGCCCGCGACACGCTGCTGGCGTCTGGTGCGTGCTGCCGCGTGTACGAAGTGCCGTTCCCCACCTCGGCCGAGAACATGGCCGAGCATTTGCTGACCGAACTGCGAGCCACGGGGCTGAACGTCGTCGAGCTGGCCCTGCAAGAGACCGACACCTCCATCGTCACGGTGAAGCCATGAAGCAATACACAATCAATGAGATTTTCTGGTCGCCGCAAGGCGAAGGGATGCGGGCGGGGCAGATGAGCGTGTTCGTCCGCTTCACCGGCTGCAACCTCCGCTGCCGCATGGAGGCTGCGGACGACTCGCCGGGCGGTTTCGACTGCGACACCGAGTTCGTGTCGGGCAGAAAACTCTGCGCCGCCGAGATCGTAGATGAGGCCCGAGCCTTGGTCGGCAAGACGCAGGAGTGGTACGACGCGGGCCGCAAGGCGTGGGTCGTGTTCAGCGGCGGCGAGCCTGCGCTGCAAGTTGACCGCGAACTGGTCGATGCCCTGCACGCCGCGGGGTTCCTCTGTGCCATCGAAACCAACGGCAGCAAGGACGTGAGCGGCCTAGGCCTCGACTGGATCACGGTCGGCCCGAAGGTTGCCGAACACGCGGTGCGGCAACTCACCGCCGACGAAGTGAAGTACGTGCGGGGGCATGGGCAGGCCGTGCCGAAGCCAACGTGCAAGGCGACTCATCAACTCATCAGTCCAGCCTTCGATGGCTGGACGCTCGACAAGCGGGCGGTCGAATGGTGCCTGCATCTCATCAAGGAGAATCCAGAGTGGCGACTGTCGATGCAGCAGCACAAGGCGTGGCTCGTTCGCTAACGTGGCACGACGTGGCCCGAGGGGCCGAAGCCATCGTGGCGAGGAATCCGCAGGCGGTCGCCGTCTATGGCGTGCCGCGTGGCGGCATTCCTGTTGCGGCCTACACCGGCCTCCCGCTGATCGCCCCGGCAGAGGGTGCGGTCACGCTCGACGTGCTGGCAAACTACGACCGCGACACGCTCCTCATTGTGGACGACCTTGCGGACAGCGGGGCAACGCTTGCTCCGTTCGTGGCCGAGGGGTATCGCGTTGACACGCTGCTCCGCAAGCCGCACACGCCCGCCAACATCGCCCCGAACGCGGACGAGGTGAGCGGCTGGGTGCAGTTTCCGTGGGAGCAGGGACGCGGCCCCGAGGACGCTGTTGTGCGGCTGCTTGAGTGGATCGGCGAGAACCCGAGCCGCGAGGGGTTGCTGGACACGCCGAAGCGAGTCGTCAAAGCATTCCGCGAAATGACCTCCGGCCTGCACGTCGAGCCGCGAAGCGTGCTTGGCACGGTGTTCAACGAAACGAGCGACCAGATGGTTGTCGTGCGGGGCATCCGGTTTTCAAGCATGTGCGAACACCACTTGCTCCCGTTCACCGGCACCGCCGCAGTCGGCTATGTGCCAGACGGCCGCGTGATCGGCCTGTCGAAGATACCGCGGCTCGTCGAAGTGTTCGCCAAGCGCCCGCAGGTGCAGGAGCGAATGACGAACCAGATTGCCCAAGCGTTGATGGAACACCTCCAGCCGCGAGGCGTGGGCGTCGTCGTGAAGGCCCACCATTCGTGCATGGGATGCCGCGGCGTGCGCCAACCAGACGCTGAAATGATTACGAGTTGTGTGCTAGGTTGCATGAAAGAAGAAGCAGCCTCCCGTGCCGAACTGATGGAGTTCATCTGATGGGCAAACGCGGCCCCGCCCCCGAACCGTCGATCCTCAAATACATTCGCGGCAACCCGTCGAAGGAATCGCTTCCGTCCGACGAACCGACGCCTGCCCTCATGCCGCAGGACTTCCCGCCGCCCAAGACACTCGACGGCAAGAGCATCGAAGTCTGGAAAGAGGCGGTGCAAACGCTCTCGCGGATGCGGGTGCTGACCGAGGCCGACGTGCCGACGTTGACGCGGTACTGCATCGAAACCGTCTTGTATTTTGACTGCTATGAGAAGGTGAAGGTCGCAGGCGAGCAATACACGCACTGGGAGCCAGACCCGAACAGCACCGACGGCAGGCTGCGAATCAAATACACGCAGGTCGCCCCGTGGGCCACGCAGATGCACCGCCACCACGCCGCGATGCTACGGATTGAGCAAGAGTTTGGCATGACGCCGAGCAGCAGGTCACAGGTGTCAACGACGAATGGCAGCGAAGATTCAGACCCGGTTGCCGCCTACGCTGCGAAGCGACGCCGTCCGTCAGGGGCTTGACTACTACTTCGACCCCGAAGCCGCACGGCACGCCATCGGATTCTTCGAGGAGTGGCTGCGGCACAGCAAAGGCAAGCACGCGGGCCAGCCGTTTGCCCTCTTAGAGTGGCAGACGGTGATGATCGGCGAGTTGTTCGGCTGGAAGCGGCTGGCCGACGACACTCGCCGCTACCGCGTGGCGTATGTCTCGACGGCGAAAAAGCAGGGCAAGTCCACGCTGCTCGCGGGCATCGGCCTCTATCTGCTCGTCATGGACGGCGAGAACGGAGCCGAAGTCTACGGCGCGGCTGCGGATCGTGAGCAAGCCTCAGTGGTCTACCGTGAGGCCGCGAGCATGGTGCGGGCCTCGCCCAACCTTTCCCGCGTGCTGGAAGTCATCGACTCCCGCCGCACGATTGCGTACCGCAAGGAAGCCTCGTTCTACCGCGTGCTGTCTGCCGATGCGTTCCGGGCCGAGGGCTTGAATATCCACGGGCTGCTGTTCGACGAGCTTCACGCCCAGAAAGATCGCCGCCTCTGGGATGCTCTCCGCTACGGCGGTGCAGCCCGCGAGCAGCCGCTGCTCTGCTCGATCACGACGGCGGGCTACGACCGAAAGGGCATCTGCTACGAGCAGTACCAATATGCCAAGGCGGTCGCGGCGAACTGGAAGCACGATCCGACGTTCTTCTCCTGCATTTACGAGATGGAGCAGGACGCCGATTGGAAAGACCCCGACGTGTGGCCCCAGGCCAATCCGTCGTGGGGCGTGACGATCAAGCCGGGCGACTTCGCCCTTGACGCGAAGGAAGCCGAGCAGTCGCCGACCAAGCTCAACTCGTTTCTTCGCTACCGGCTCAATACGTGGACTTCCTCCGACGTTCGCTGGCTGTCGCCAGAAACGTGGCAGCAAGGCTCCCTGCCCCTCCACGACTTCGGCGACCGGCCCGTGTATGCGGGCCTCGACCTTGCCACGACCTACGACCTCTCGGCCCTCGTGCTGGTCTGCCCAGACCCCGAGGATGGCAGCATCGACGTGCTGCCGTTCTTTTGGATTCCCGAGGCGAACGCCGTCGAGCGGAGCCAGCGGGACAAGGTGCCGTACACCGATTGGATTCGGGACGGGCACATTCGTGCCACTGACGGCAACGTCACCGACTACACCGTGCTGCACCGCGACATTGGCGAGATTTGCAGCCAGTACGGCGTGCGGCAGTTGGCGGTGGACTTGAAGTTCAACGGGCAGATGCTCGCCAATATGCTGCAAGGGGACGGGGTGGAAGTGAGAGGATTTCCGCAGGGCGGTCGTGCCATGAGCGCGCCTGCCAAGGCTCTGGAGAACTTGATCAGCAACGGGAAAATCCGCCACGCAGGCCACCCCGTGCTGTCGTGGTGCGCTGGCAACGTCGCCGTCCACGAGGATCGCTACGGCAACATCTTCCCGAGCAAGGCTAAGTCAACGGAGCGAATCGACGGCATCGTGGCCTTGTGCCAAGCCATCGGGGCATGGACGAGCAGCGAGCAGCAGCCGGCGAACACGCCTGACATTTTCTTCCTATGATTGCCGACAACCGCATCCTCTGGCTCCCCGGCGAATCCCGCATGTGGGACGACGAGCCATCGAGCCGGTCGAACGCTGGCGTGCGGATTGACGAGACGAACGCTCACCAAGTCGCGGCGGTATTCGCCTGCCTGCGGGTGATCGCGGAGACGGTGGCGGGTTTGCCCTTGCATGTGCTGGAGCGGACGGCTGGGGGCGGGAAGCGGATCGCCCGCGAACTGCCGCTGTATCGGCAACTGCACTCGCAGCCCAACGGATGGCAGACGAGCTTCGAGTGGCGCGAGCAGTCGGTGTTCCACGTCGGCCTGTGGGGCGACGCCTTCGACGAACTGAAAGCCGGGCAGATCGTGCCGCTGCATCCGAGCCGGATGAAGGTGGAGCGGATCGAGAACGGGAAGCTGCGGTACAAGTACCGCGAGGACAAGGGCACCGAGACCGTCTACGCCGACGATGCGATCCTCCAGATTCGCGGCCCGTCCGACGACGGCGTGAACGGAATGAGCGTGGTCGCCGAGTGCAAAGACGCCATCGCACTAGCTCGGGCGTGCGAGTTGCACGGGGCGCGGTTCTTCGCTGCCGGTGCCCGCCCTGGGTTCGTTCTCTCGACCGATGGGCAACTCAACGCGGAGGCCCGCGAGGCGTTGCGGTCGCAGTGGGACCGGCGGCACGGCGGCGTGGGCAACGCTCACAACACGGCGGTGCTGACCGGCGGGCTCAAGCCCTACGACATTCCGCAGTCGAGCAATACCGACAGCCAGTTCATCGAGCTTCGCCGCTACCAGCTCGAGGAGATCGCCCGTCTGTTCCGCGTGCCGGGGCATTTGCTTGGCATCGGCCCCGCGACACCGGATGGCGACATCGCGTTCGTGACCCACTGCATCATGCCGTGGCTGCGGCGGTTCGAGTCGGCGTTCATGCGCGACCTCATCGCGGAAGACGACCGCTATCTGATCGAGTTCGACGTGCGTGGCCTGCTGCGTGGCGATGCCGCCAGCCGGTCTGCGTACTACCGGGCCATGTGGGACATCGGCGTCGTTTCCACGAACGACATCAGAGCGACCGAGAACCTCGACCCGGTCGAGGGCGGCGACGTTCGCTACCGCCCGTTGAACATGGGCACGCTTGGCGAGCAACTGAGCGAGGGCGACGTGCTGGCCCAGCAGCAGCCGGGCAGCGAGATCGACGGCCAGGCGGTCGAGGGCGGGCTGGCCGCTGCGGCTGGCGAGCCGGTGGTGCCTGCGACGCCGGGCGAGCCTGTCGAGCCCGAGGCTCCGCAAGTCGCGGACGTGTCGCTCAACGGGGCCCAGATCACGGGGCTCATTCAGATCATCGCCCAAGTCCCGGTTGGCTTGCTGACGAAGGAAGGGGCGGCGGCAATGATTGCCGCGTCGTTCCCGAGCATCCCCTATTCAACAGTGCAGGCGATCCTCGCCGGGGTGTCTAGCAGCCAGCCTGCGGGTGCGGAACTGATCGCCCAGCCCGAGCCGGTGCCCGACGCCCCGGCGGGTCGCTCCGAAGACCGTGCCGAGCCCGGCACCGTGGCAGAGGGTGACTTCGTCTCGTGGGATTCATCCGGCGGGCGTGCTCGCGGGCGGATCGACCACGTCATGGACTACGGCACGCTGGACATTC